GGCGTCAGTGAACGTGGGGGACGAAATGCTAGGCGCAGTAAGCGTCTTGTTGGTAAGTGTCTGAGTACCGTCAACCGTAGCAACAACACCTGCGGTGTAACGCAGTTCAACAATATCCGCAATCGCATACGACCGAGCCGTAGTTCCTTCTTGCGCCCTGACAATGGTAAAGGTGTCGGTAGACCGAGCAGTTGCTTTAACAATCTCAATGTTGTTAGACGAGTCCTGCAGGGTTATGTACGTAAAGTTACCCGCACTGATGGACGGAAACCTAGCTCCGTGACCAGCTTGAATAGTCATAGTGGTAGCTGAGCTACCAAGACTACTTGCTAGAGTAGAGTACGCACCATTAGTTACTACATAAGCTGCCATTATTGCTGCTCCTCGGCGGGTTCAGGGGTGTTGCCTTCTGCAAGCCATGCTAAGTATTGCTGGTAGTCGGTGTTGTCAGGATCAAAAGGAATGAACGCATAGTCAGACTGACGTTGAACAGCGTATTCTTTTCCAACTTTTGCGTGAGACACAAGTTTGTAGTTTTCCATGATTATAACTCTATTGATGAAGTCGCTTGAATACGCCAACCGAGTGCACCATTAAGCGTTGTATCAGTATTATCAATAACTGCTGCTGATGTGCCAATGAATAATGCCCTTGCATTTGCACTTACATTTCCACCGCCACCAGACCATTGAGCAGTAGTTCCAGTCTCGGGGTTATAAAGTGTTATTGTTGGTGTACTTCTCATTTCAACTGGATAACGCCAAGTCACAGACGGCTCATAGTTTCCAGTTGATAAACCACCGAGCATAAATGCTCCAGAAGTCGAAACGTTGTTTGCTGGCGCTGTTCCCATATCAAAAGTTTTGCAAAAATACCGTTGACACAAAGCCAACTCAGCACCATAAGGACGATACTCAAAGCTAGTGGCTGTTGAACCAACTTCTAGCTGTACGCCTGTAATGTAGAAAGTAGCGCCGTTTGTGCCGACTACTGATGTTGCGCCTGTGGCTGAGACATAGTTTGCACCAGCCCATGCTCCCGCAGTTCCGCTAAATGTTGTACCTACACCAAACCCAAAGCTAATCATCATTCCTCTACTATTTGTTGTGAGCCATGTGCCAGATGTATCGCCAGCAATAGTTACAGTTTTTTGTTCAAAAGTATTTGCAGAATTGATTGTGTAAGTAAATGGATAAGAACGGTCACCTGCATTATTGTTTATTGCACCACCAAATGTTCCTGTTAAAGAACTGCGAACCCAAAACGATAAAGTAACTGTTACGGCATTTGCTGTACCCCAAGCAAAATCTGCAACATTTAATCCTTCAATAGCTTGTCTTACAGTAAAATAATCACCCGCCAAAACAGAATATGCAGATGAAGATGTAACTAAAATGCTATTAATAAATCCAGTTGTAGCTGTAGAACTTTGCTGTGTTGTAAATTTTGATGATTGACTAATTAAAAATTGCCATCTATCTAATGTGTATGTAGCTGTTACAGGCGTAACACTCGCCCCCGCATTTCTTTGGTCAATCACCATTGCACCATTGATGATGCGGTTCTTGAAGCCAGTATAGGGTGACGCAACAGCGCCGCCAAAAGTTGTAGTGCCTGTAATGACCGGGCTTGTAATTGTCGGCGCAGTTAGCGTTTTGTTGGTCAGGGTTTGTGTATCGGTCGTACCCACGACAGTACCCGCCGGGTTGCCTGTACCCCCAGCAGGAAATGAAACGCCAGTGCTGCCATCAATCGTTGTTGCCATGTCTGTACCTAATCTGCGCTAATAAGCGCCATGATTTCGTCAATGGTTTCTTTGATTTCCCAAGAATTGCCATTCATACCAAAGGCTACGGAAACTTTTGTGCCATCTTCCTGAGTGTTCTCAAAGAAAGACATAATCATTTCGGTATTTATAATCAGACTCTCACCGATACGGCCTTTAGTAGCGTTGGTCAGTTTGATTAGCTTCATGCTTGCTCAATCCAAGAAGTGGTGGCTTCATCCCACGAATACCGCTTGTCATCAGTCGGCATAGGCACAGGCGCACCCCAAAGGCAAGTGCCCTCATTTAGCAGCCAAGACGGATACGGTTGCGGAGGAATGAAAGCATCCCGCCCTGCGTCATAGGTGTAGCCAATGCCCGCATAATTCTTGCGAAATGGCGTACCGCCGAGAGAGTGAACGCCGCCGTGGGTGTTGTACGAGGTCTGCTTGTAGACATCGCCAGTACGCGCAGTCAGTTCATCTTCCTTGCCGTTGTCTTCATCACGACCTGCGGTGACAAACACCACGATATTGTTTTCATCAAGTTTGGCAAAATGTGCCATTTTAAAATCTCCGTTTAATTAAGCAAAAGATACGGTTTCACTGGTTGTCGAAGTATTGGTAACAGTATAAATCTTGTATCCCGAAACAGCCGTGGATAACGATGATGTAACGCCACCGGAGAAAGTTGCTGTATAGGTGTCAGGAATCTTGATGATGACTACGCCTTTGCCGCCATTGCCGCCATCTGCGGCGTTTGAACCGCCTCCACCACCGCCTGTGTTAGCAGTTCCAGCCGTTCCATTGCTAAATCTAGAACCATTACCGCCGCCACCAGCCCCACCTGTGCCAGTCGTTCCTCCAACCCCATTACCGCCTCCACCGCCGCCTGCATAGGTAACGCTTGATCCGGTGATGGTTGATGCAACACCTGCGCCGCCATTCCCACCATTAGAGTTTGCACCAGCATAAGCAGATGCCGCACCCGCGCCACCGCCACCGCCACCTTTGGTGTAAGTGCTTAAATCTGAATAGCCAAGAGAACCAGCATAACCTTGGTTTGCAGTACCTGATCCAGCAGGGTAAGTTCCTCTACCAAATCCTTCGCCGCCTCCCGAACCGCCAGTTCCACCTTGACCGTTTGATTGCGGCGTGTCTTGTGCGCCTCCCTTACCGCCACCTGTTGAAGTAACGGAAGAAAAAACAGAATTGCTGCCATTTGTTGCAAGCGCTGGGCCAGTTGTAATTACTCCAGTACCACCCGCACCAACCGTTACGGTGTAAGTATTGCCCGGAAGAATTGACAATGCAGTTTCTGCTAACGCACCGCCTCCACTTGTTCCTGCGCTTGTTCTAAAACCTCCTGCACCGCCACCAGCGTTAGCTGCGCCACCGCCTCCAGCCACCACAAGAAAGTCGGCAGAGAATGCGGATTTAAAAGTCACAGTTTCGCTGGTCGTGCTAGTAGCCGTCACAGAATAGGTATTGAAACCATTTGATGTGGACGATGTAGATGTAACGCCACCTGAAAATAGTGCGGCATAGGTGTTTGGCACTCTGAAAATCACAACGCCACTGCCACCTGATCCATTTGTATTTCCCGGAGAGTTTTGTCCACCTCCATAACCACCCCCACCTCCGCCACGGTTAGGTGTTCCCGGTGTGCTTTGCGTCGAACCGTTGCCCGATCCACCATTGCCGCCGCCGCCAGCCCCGCCCGTTCCTGCGCCGCCAAAGCCCCCACCTGCTCCACCGCCTGCGTAGGTGACGCTAGAGCCAGAGATGGAACTGGGAGTGCCTGCGCCACCTGCGCCGCTAGAAACATCTCCCGCACTACCAGCAGAGGTTGCGCCACCGCCACCGCCGCCAATCATGGTGATGTCGCCAGCACCTTTACCGCCACCACCATTGGTTCCCTGCGCTGGTGTCGTGCTTGGAGTATTGCCTGTGCCACCATTGCCGTTTCGGTTGACTGATGAGCCGCCGTCGGCTGCACCGCCACCACCGCCCGAGCCACCATTTTGACCGTCTTGGTTATACGGAGACGCCAAACCGCTGGAGCCGTAAGAACCACCGCCACCGCCACCAGCAGAAGTGATTGTGCTGTACACGGAGTTAAAACCGTTTGACCCTAATGCAGCCGAACTGGTTGCGCCCGCGCCACCTGCTCCAACGGTTACCGTGTATGCAGTATTCACCGTGAGTGCGGCACCGCTTGCGGTTCTGAAGCCGCCTGCACCGCCACCACCCGCAGTGAAGAACGAGCCGCCCCCGCCGCCGCCTGCGACCACAAGATAGTCAAATGTGGGGGAAGTAGAGAAGGTAACAGTCTCACTGGTCGTGCTAGTTGCAGTGACCGAGTAAATGTTGAAGCCAGATACCGAACGATCAAAGGTGTATGTCACACCAGAAGAGAAAGTAGCAAAAATGGTGTCTGGCAGTCTGAGGATGACTACGCCGCTGCCGCCTGCGCCGCCCGTTGTATAAGTCGTGAATGTAGTGTTGGATGACCAGCCACCGCCGCCACCACCGCCGAGGTTTGCAGTTCCTGCATAACCTATATTGCCGCTATTGCCGCCATTGCCCCCACCTCCTGCTCCGCCTGATGCGCTGGTTCCTCCGTTGGCAACGCCACCACCACCACCGCCAGCATAGGTGACAGACGAGCCTGTAATGCTTGATGCTGTTCCTGCGCCACCTGCTCCGGGGTTTGACCCTGATCGAGAACCACCCGTAGCGCCTAACGCACCGCCTCCACCGCCACCTGCTCCGGGGTACGGGCTTGAGTTTGAACTGCCACCACCGTTAGCACCTTGCGAGGGGGATGTACTCGGAGTATTACCTGTGCCACCAGTGCCAGAATTGCGAGATGCGCCGCCGCCAGAACCACCAGAACCACCTGCGCCAGTTCCATCATTATCACCACCAAGACCGCCGCCAGCAGATGTGATTGTATTAAAAACACTATTACTGCCAGCAGTTGACCTAACTGGGCTTCTTGCTCCAACTCCACCAGCGCCAACGGTAACTGTATATGCAGTTCCAAAAGACACACCAAGCCCGTTAGCGGTTCTCATACCACCGCCGCCACCGCCACCGCCACCAAAATCACCGCCACCGCCGCCACCAGCCACTACCAAGTAGTCAACCGAAGGTGTAGTCGCAAAAGTCACAGTCTCCGAAGTAGTCGAAGTCGCTGTGATCGTATAGATGTTGTAGCCGCTGACTGCGCTGCTGAACGAATAGGTTACGCCGCTTGAGAATGCAGCATAGGCAGTTGATGGCACTTTGATGATGACGATACCCGAACCACCGTTGCCGCCAGCTTGGAACGGCGCACCGTACCCACCCCCGCCGCCCCCGCCGCCCGTGTTTGCGGTTGCATTGGACGCAGTGCCTCCAGCAGTATTTCCGTCGGTCGCCCCGCCTTTTTGCCCGGCCGTTGCGGTGCCGCCACCAAGACCCGCTACGCCGCTGGTGTACGATCCTGCGCCTCCGCCGCCAGCGTAATAAACAGCCGAGCCGGTAATAGAATTAGATGTGGCTATACCGCCATTGCCCCCGCCCGACCCCGTGCCGTTAACGCCAGCGCCGCCCGATCCACCACCCCCGCCACTTCCGTAATAAGAAGCTGCGCCGTTTCCGCTGCCACCGTTGTAACCTTGAACGGGAGAAGTGCTAGGAGTGTTTCCTGTGCCACCCGCGCCACCGCCGCCGGAATACAATCCCGAACCGCCACCGCCCGAACCGCCGTTGAGTCCGTTTACCGTATTTCCACTGCCACCACCCCCACCGCCTGCGGAAGTGACTGTATTAAAAACTGAATTGCTGCCTGTTGTCCCATTTGCAGCCGATCCAGTGGGTGCGCCATTGCCGCCAGCACCAACCGTTACAGTGTAAGCGATTCCATACGACAGAGATTGCGATGTAAAAGATTGATAGCCACCCGCGCCACCACCGCCGCCACCCGCGCCACCGCCGCCACCACCCGCTACAACAAGGTAGTCGGCAACAAGCCCGGCGAATGGCCCGCCCAACAACAGTAGATGAATTCCAGCCATGTTAGGTCACGCTTCCAGAGACAACGCACACCGTTCCGCTAATAAAGAACACCGTCGCAATACCGCGAGTCGCAAGGGTCATGGTGGCTTTGTCTGAATCAGTGCCAGAGATGTACGCCGTGGTGATTGAACAGGTAATGGTGATGTTGCCACTCGTGTTGTTGAATATCGAAACGATGTCGCCTTCAGCAAAAGTAGCATCAGGGATGACAATCGCCCCGCTAGTACCAACCTGAACATATTTTCCCAGATCAGTCGTGGCCAGCGTGTATGAAGCAGTCTTAGTCCCAACCGCCGGAACATTTCGGAAACCAACCTTGTACCCGTTCCCAGACGAGTCCATGAAGTTGAAGTCGCCAGAAGCTGAATACAACGAGATGCCGTTGGTCAGCGTACCTGCTGGAGCCGTTCCATTGAAGATGTCAAGGTGAGCCGCACCTACGGTTGTTCCACGAGCAGCAGTGCCACCAAGCAACGCATTGCCGGAGGTGTCAATAGTAACGGCAGTCGTGGTTCCGTTTGAAGCAAGAATCAACGAAGTTGCCGAAGTAACCTTACCCGAAAAAGTAGCGTTCTGACTTGTGTCTAGCGTAATAGCAGCTGTGCCTCCAGACCCAGTATCATTGGTCTTGAGTACAAGAGTTCCATCTGTATTGCCGGTAACAACAATCGGGTTGGTTGAGCCAGTCCCTGCGGTAATGGTACTCATACTATCACCCACCTTTGTCCTGAAGATACGGTTACGGCAACGCCGCTGTTAACGGTTATCGGGCCTACGGAAAAACCGTTTGTTCCAGTTGCAATAGTGTAGCTACTGGATACTGCGGTACTGTTAACAACGATTCCGTTGCCCATGATTTTGTTGGTCAAAGTCTGCACCGCGTCAGCGGTTACCGCAGTAGCGGCGGTAAGCCGCAGTTCTACCGTGTCGCCCGTAACCCATGTTTGCGCCGTAGTTCCCTCTTGCGCCCGAACAATGGTAAAGGTGTCGGTAGACCGAGCAGTAACCTTGACAATCTCTGTGACAGCTGCGGTGTTCTCAATGGTGACAAAAGTGTAATCACCGCCACTCAACGTGGGAAACAGCGCCCCCTTACCAGTAGCTACAGTAAGTGAGGTAGCAACATTGGAAACGCCACTAGCAAGCGTGGCAGAAGCATTATTAGTAGCTAGATAAGCGGCCATATCAACCCTTCATCTTGGCCACAAACGACTGTAGGAAAGCTGTAGCCCTCTGTGAATCTACGTTCTCTGAGTCTTTAGACTCAGCACGGTAGACAACATAGTCCTCAAGCGCAGGCTGGTACGTGACCGGCAAGTCGGTAATTGTGTCCGTCAACGCAAGGGTAGTCGGGTTACGAACGTACCGAACATCCAGAACTTGGTTTACCGGAGCCTTGGGGTAGACGTAGAACTTGAGCGGGTCGTTGGCAAACTTAACATACTGCGTAGCCGGGCCTGCAGTGTCAGTTCTCCACGACGGGTTGAAGGTGCTCATGGACATGAAGTCAAACGCCGTAATAGACGCCCCGTTGTGGATACACAGAATTTCTACAAGAGTAACCGCATCAGCAAAAGATATAGTCTGTTCGCACTGACCAGAAATGCAGGTGTAGTCACCTACGGTAAAAAAGAGTTCTGGGCGAAGGATCAGAGCCTCGCGCATTGCGTCGTTAACGTACGACAACAACTCGGTATCCGTCTGGCGTGGAGAAGTTGTACTGGTATCGTTAAGGATGTACCTAGCCGCTGTGATGATATTTTGTGGAGTCATGTCAATGCACCGTTAGGGGCGAACTTCCAGTATGCGGAGTCAGCGAATTGTACCCAGTATGTGGAGTAATGGGGTCAGAATCTGCATGGCCCTGCCAGTAGATACCAAGTACAGTTAAAGTGAAGAGCGTGTCCCCGGCTTCAGTAATCGTTCCAGTTCCAGAAACAGATGCACTTCCTGAGAAAGTAAGGGTGTTAGATGCTTGTGTAACCGACAAAGCCCCAGACCTACCGAGTAGTGCTACAGCGGTAACCGTATTAGCAGCTTGGGCAAGAGACGAGTTTCCGTCTAGCGTAGCTGTACCCGTAAAGGATAGAGTATTGTTGCCCTGCGTCTTAGCCGAAATGCCGGTTATCTGCAACGTACCCGCAAAAAGTAGCGAGTTTGAAGCTTGAGTCTGTACCAGACTTGCTAGAGTTGAAACCAAACCAGCCGAAGTTACAGTCTGGCTGTCTTGAGTCTTCGACAAACTACCTGCCAACGCAACAGCTGCGCTAGCAGTTATGGTGTTACTAGCCTGTGTTTGGCTGGATGCTCCGGCGATAGACACCGCAGACGAAGCCGACAGCGTTTGACCATCCTGCGTTTTGCTAAGCGCCCCCACCAATGTGAGAGCGCCAGCTGCAACAATAGCGTTGGAAGCCTGCGTTGCGTCCAGAACCCCGATGCGTCCGGAACCACCCCTAGAGCCATTTAGAGCCGCGCCGTTAAGCTGGACTCCGTTAATAGCCCCAAACGCCATTACGAGTTACCGGCAGTCAGTGTAAAGGTGCTGATTGCAACAGCTTAGCCAGAGGCAATGCTAGTGTTGTCTAGGGTAAGGTCTCCACCGCCGCCAGTAACCGTCACTGTGCCTTGAAGGTGGCAGGTGGTAACCGTAGAGTCCCAAATACGCCAATAGCCAGCAGCAGTGCCAGTACTAGCGCCAGCATCTCCGGTAGTTGACCACGTACCGGACTTAACTTTAGTACCGCCAGAAGCAGCAGCCATCCAGTCAGAGGGCAAGGAGAAGCTGGCCAGCATGGTTCCAGACACCGCCGTGGCGCAAGTAGCGGGAACAGAACCGGAATACAGCCGAAGAACGGCAGACGTACCAACAGTAGATTCAGTTTGATCCAGTTGGTTGTTGCGCAAAGTTACTGAGTACTGAAGGGCCATGACTACTCCTACGAGAAGGGTTTCATCTGTACTTCGACGGGCAATTCAGCCCGAAACCGTTGCTGCCGAATACGAGCATCGGTAGCACGACCGTCAAACTGTCGATACGCAAACGCCGCTGCATCCGGGTTAGACCACGGCTTATTAGGCTGAATCATCAGCCAATACTTAGCGTAAGCCGTAACTCCCTCCAAGTACCACCCGTATAGCCTGTCATCCACGGAGGTCACAGTTATGGTCGGCATTACAATAGTTTTGACCAAAAAAGTCTCTACCGCTGTAGGAGTGGGGTAGAACCTAAGAGACAGCGGATAAGTCTCCAACACCGCGTACATATTGGGAGCACCGGTAGCTACAACTTGCTTATCTATCTCAGCTTGCGACTTTGCGTCCAAGAACTCTATGGCCGTAGCCGTAGCACTGGTAGGACGGTTAATACTAACTATGGTTACAAGCTCAGTGCCGGTAGCTAAACTAAGAGCGTAGTCAGTCGTACCAACTACCATAGGCAAGGATACATCTTGCGTTAAAGCGTACGTAAGTTTGGAAAACTCCCGCGCCCCCCGGCGAATAGCATCGTCTAATAGGGGTACAGGAGCATCCGGGCAATCTACAGCCACCCAAGGGTAGAACTGGCTGAGCGTAGCGGCCATGCTTATTACATACCTTCTGCGTAGAAGCGAGCAAACATCGTAGTTCCGCTAGCAGGTGTATAGCCGCCAACGGTCACTAGGTAGCCGTACATAGTGCCGCCGGGAGGGAGAATCAACCCTTGGTAAATGGCGTTTGTGTGCACGTATAGGGTAGAACCATAGTCAGCGGGAGTGCCAAGATCAAGGTGTCCTAAGTAATACGCACGGTCTCCAGCAGGCAAGTCCCACGGATCGTTGTCGGCGTAAGCACTAGGCGGGGAAGCACTGTACAGATGCAGGCGGAACGAAGTCATGCCTGACGGAACTGCCGCCAGATCAACTCTGAACTCATTGCTGATAATGGTAAGCAGCAGGTGGTCTCCACCGGTGCTAGGAATAGTGATAACACCGCCGCCAGCTGCGGTAGACGAGCCAATTACGTCGTTTGCGGCGTAAGTCGTAGTGTTAGCTGGGCGCGTAATATTTATATCGCGGTAAATATTGTTCTTCATAGCGGCTCCAAATAGGGAAAGGAGGAGGCTTGTGGCCCCCTCCCCCAACTACAACACTTACGCTGCCAGTGCGCCGGTAACCCAAGTCAGGCCATCGGTACCGACCTGATAAAAGATTGCGCCCTTGGCGTTGGTCACGCTGACCGAACCCGAAGTAGCAGTACCGCCGTTGATGGTTGCACCAGTGTTCGGAAATACAGCGCAAGCTGCTGCACCGTTGTTACGAATTACCAGTTCCGTACCTTGCGGTTGCGAAGCGGGAAGAATTGCGCTATCAGCTGCGGTAGCGCACGTAGCCACCACGTTAATGTTGCCAGTCAGCAAAGTAGCGCCAGTAGCGCCCCCGCCAGCCAAAGCAGTAAGACCAGTAGCAACGGTGGTGTTTTGGAGTTGAATGCCGGAACTTGCCATGATGTGTTTCTCCTGAATTAGATGGTCGGAAGGGGGCGACCGCCCCCCTCCTAGGTATTACTTGACGACGCCGAAAGCCAGAGCTTCAGGCTTGACGACCTTGCGGCCATACACGTTCAAGCCACGGATAAAGTCACCAAAGTCCGACGGGTTGCGTACTTGCTCGGTCTTGTTGACTTGGCTGGCAAAGCTAATCGCGTCTTTCGTACCGGCAATAACGCAACGGCGGTTAATCGCGCTGCTCATCGTTCCGCCAGAAGCCAGAGCCGATTGACCCGAGACCCAACCTTTGCTAGTACCACCACGCGGCAGCATGTTGCTGACGTAGACGGTAAAGCGGTCGATCATGCCAACCTTGCCGGTGCGAACGATAGAATGTTGGTCACCAGTGAAGTAGGCTTGAGCAAGGGTGGTCGTCATCAACAGCTGACGGTCGTACGGGGACATAAGCAGCCAACGGCCAGTTTCCGGCACGTTCTGTTCGTCCAGCACAGCGCCCATGTTCAAGATCAGGGTCAGCAGGTTAGCCGAAGAAGTGGTCGCGTCAATAGGAACCAGATCGGTACCGAGGTTCAGGATACCCGACTTAACACCAGCAGTAGCGCCTTGGTTTTCAGCAGCGCAGGTACGGGTGTTAGCCGCAGTGGTGCTGGCCGTGTTCGGGGTAGCGCCGATGAACGTGTTGTAGTACGTCTCGTCAGTGATAGCGATTTTCAGCTGCTTGGACGCATCTTCCATGTACATGTTCAACAGGTTCAGGTCGGCTTGCGCTTGCTGAACGTCATTGCACTGAAACGCGAACGACTTGGCCTTTTCGATCTGCATGTCTTGGTAGACCGGGGTCGGCACTTCGTACTGCAGACTTCCGCCAATAACATAGTCGGAGATGGTCAGCGTCGGGGCAGTCCGGATACGCACGGTGTCGCCCTGATTCTTGATCTCGCCTTCCCAACTGGTATTGACGATCTCGGTAAGCTGGTTATCTACGTAGTACTTGGCGTTGAGCTTTTTGCTCCACAGCATCGGGTTGAAGACTGTGGACTGAAGCGGACTGGTCAGAAACGGGGCGGCTGGGGTAAGAATAGCCATGAAATACTCCTAAGAGGTAAGTGGGGGTTGGTTGCTCCGAGCTTACCTCCATGCACTTAGCCGCGAACGCGACCCTGCATGTAAGCTTCGCTCAGTTCATTTTCAAGCTTGGCTGCTTCATCGTATTTACCTGACACGTTCAGTTCCCGTACCTTGTCAAATTCCATCGTCATCTGTGCTTCTGAGTAGATGCGATCTTTGACAGAGGGGGTAGTGGACGGTGCGGTATTGGCACGAGTCGGCGTGATTTGACGTTCAAGTTCGGTCTGTCGCTGTTGACGATCGACGTTGGCAGAAGTTTGGTTGGTACTGGATTTGTAGAAGTCCACTACTTTCCTTATCTTTGCTACGTCACCGTTGTTGTACGCGAGTTCAGCAAATGCGCGTCGTGGTTCGCCAGTGTAGGGATCGGTCTCTTCCAGCCAGTCAATCCATTTAGGATCAACATTGATGGCAGCAAAGTCTGGGATTTCCATCGCCAATCTTTGCTCGAAAGACATGACAGCAACATCGCCGCCGGTCTTGTTGAGAGCTTTCTCTAACTGGGCAATCTTCACGTCTCGCGCCTTAAGTTCCGAGGACAGAACTTCGCGGGCTACACGGCGTTGCACATCAATCAACTCTTGTCCGTAATCTTCAACATCTTTGTCGGAGACCAGTCTGTCTTCAGCAGAAGTGGAAGGAGCAGCCGCATCTAGTAACTCTACTTTTTCCTGCAGAGATTGGAGCGTTGTAGCTAGCTCTTTATTCTGCTGGTGCAAGCGAGGTACTTCAGCGTTGTACTTCCCCTCTAGCGTACGGTACTTATGTTCCCAATCGCTAGTCGGTTTTACTTCAGGCTCTCTAACTTCAGGTTCCGGTGCGATAGGCTCTTCAGCAGTAGCAGGGTCGGTTTGTTGATTGTCCACAGCGGTAGTCTCCTCGGAGTCACCAAGGGCACCCATCTGTTTCTCAATTTCCTCAACTTCACGCAGTTGCTGCTCGACTTGCTTTGGTAGGGCCATATCAATCTCCTAAGCTCCAACTCCGCTTTTGCTCCGTCTCTACGGTCTGCGTTAAGCGTAATGGTCAGCTACAGTTAAGGGGTAGTTGCTATCGCAACTTCTCTACTACATCCGCCGATGTTTCGACGGCAATCAAAAATTCTTGTAGCAAGGCTGCTCGTCCTTGAAGCCGGGCGAACGTGTCGCTATCGGCTCGTATGAGAGCATCCTTTGTTTGCGTATCTAAATTTTTAAAGAACTCCAGAAGAGGTCGCATTTCTACTGACTTCATCCGGTTCAGGGCTTGCGCTACTGGTAAGTCTACAGTATTAAAGCCCTTCATGCGAGCACATTATCAGTCATAAAGTAAGGTGTCAATCAAGTTTGGGGCTGATAAGCCCCGATTTAGGGGTAACTTACTTCTTTTTGGCGGATTTCATGCCACGAACGCCCATCATCATGTGCATTCCTTCCTTCTTTTCGGCCTTTTTGTAGGCTGCAGGAGCCAATTTACGCTCCTTTTTCTCCATTTTTTTGGGTTCTTTCGACTCGTACATTGCCATCATCTTAGCCATAAATCACCTCATTTTCTTCAAAGTTTGGGCTAAACGCGCCCGTTGACCCATTTTTCCGGGCATTTTTGCTGCTTTTGCAAGGGTTTTGGCGGGGATAGTCTCCCCCTTCTTAACCCCCAAGGCCGAGCGCAAGGCTCCCGGCTTCTTGATTGCGCCTTGAATCCACTTCTCGGCCATTACCTGTACCCCGCTGTCTTCTTGGCAATACTCTTTGGCTGAGCCACAAACTGCTTACCTGCGGCCTTGCCCTTGCGTTTAGCTTTGGTTGTTGCTGCGTACTCGGCAGGAGTAAGGGCTTTTATAGCAGCTTCAGGTAGGTATCGCTCACCTGTTTTTGAAGAGGGCTTACCTGACTTTGTACGCCATTTCTGCTCACCCCAATCTTTAAGAGATTGTTGTTGCGCTTTCAATCTTTGTAACCCCCGCCAGCGGCTTTATACTTCTTGGCAACTAATTGGGCTTTACGAGCAGACCACTGGCCAGCGTCAGTTCCTTGAACCGCAGCGGCTTTAACCGAAGACACTATCCGTTTACGTAGGGTAGGTTTGGTGTAGTTGCCCGCAGCGTTCACTTTAGACTTGGCCATACAGGATCACCCCCTTTCAACACTTCCAAGCCCGGAGGCTTTTGTTGATACGGCTATTCGGGTCTTTCGCTGTCTTCTCGGAAGTCAGTTTCTTCTTCATCCCTTCCATACGAGCGCAGAACGAGTCCTTGCGCTTGCCACCTTCCGGTTGGGGCGCTTTGAGTCCGGGTTTCCCCGGATTCGCTGCGTTGTATGAGGCTCTGCCTTTGGCGTTCAAACCACCAGCAGGATTTTTGCCTTCTTTGCGCTGCCATGCAGGTGTCTTAGCCATGATTATTTAAGGAAACGAAGTTTATAGATGGTACGGTCAATCAACGCAGCGATCTCGTCGATGATGTTTTGAATGTAGCTCTCTTCGCACACCATTTCACGATTGGAAGACACGTACTCTTTCAAGTACATCATGTACTCGATCGGTTCGGTAGGGATAGTGAACGTGCTCGGGTACTTCATAATGATTCCCCGCGCCTGATACACCTCTACGAGACTGTCAGTCAGACCGACAATGTTCTCGTAGTACTCTCCAAGGGCACTATGCTGGGAGAACGACGTAGACTGCAGGTGCAGGATGTGTGCATTGGTAGCACTGTGCAGCAAACACATAACAAAGTCTGCGGTAGCAGCATCGTTAACGGGCATGTTTAAACCAAGACCTTTGGCCATAGCAGTATCCTAAGAGGTTATCCGTTAGCGCCAGTGACTTGGTTGACCATCAAACTACCCTGACGGCCACCAGCTACCTGCCCATCGGGGAGTGTAACAGGGGGTTTTGCATTTGGATTAGGTTGAGGCAAGCTAAGCCCACCGCCGCTTGGAGCACTTCCGTCAGCAGCAGGGCCTACGGTCTTTATTGCACCAGTAAGCATGCCGTACTCATCCTTTATGTACTCAATCTGTTCTTGGCGAGGCTGCATAGCTGCCTGCATTGCGGCTTGTTGCTGCTGCGCTGCTTGCTGCTGCTGGGCTTGCAAAGTCTCAACGTTAGGAACAATCTTGTCGATGTTCATGTCAAGCATTGAAGCGTGTTCGCGTAGCAGTTCAGCCGTACCAAGCGGCCCAACAATACTCTGAGCAATCTGGTTAGTGAGCACCAGTTGCAGGAACTCAGTCCTACGAACAGCTGCCGACTCCTTGGCCACCAGACTCATAGCGCCTTTGGCAACTATGTTCACATCACCAATCAGATCGGGGTCTTGGCTATAGCGCAGGTTGTGTTGATACAACCGCTCCAGCAGGGGAGTGAGTACGCCTTGGTCAATCGAACTGATAACAGACTTGATCGACTTGGAAGCGTTGGAGATCAACATCGACAGACCAGATGCCGTACGCCCAGCACCCGGAGCATTCTCGCCGGTCATGTAGCGCGGAATGCCAGAGTACTCGTCCGCCAAAGACTGAAACTTCTCAAACACGCCCATAAGCTCGTTGGCGTTACTCTGCGGTTGGAAGAACGTCATAGGCTGGCTGGCGTCTTGGTAGTCCGAGTTCTGGAACTGCCAAATCTTCCACGGGTACATCTGGGTGATCGGTTCCCCAGCTGGCAAGCGACTGACGTTGATGCCAACTTGCGGGCCTGATGAAATACCCATGTTATTTGACAAAGCCCGCGCTGCGGCATTGCACATGCTCTGGCAGTCACGGATCAAGTCAGCCACGCCGTTGCCCCAGAACGCGCCGGGTACTTTCTCGTACGAAGCCGTGTAGTACGGCTTACGAGCTAGCGGATCGTAGTTCAACACCGCCTTGATGACGGTAGAGCCGATCAACCAAATCTCACACGGGTACATCTTTTCTTTGTCAGGAACGTCATCAGCGGACATGCCCCACTCTACAAGCAACTTGCCCTGCACCGAGTCCCACAGCTGGAGCGCGTCGATCACATCCTTGGCTCGCTCGGTTTCAGCGGTGTACTTGCCAATAGCTGTGCTGACTTCCTGATCTATTGAGATCATGTCGTGCATTCCGCCCCCAGTCTGGAAGTTTTCCAGAATGTTACGTAGGGCTGGCTCACTGTACCCCTCAACGCCGATCAGAGCTTGAATGTCTTCTCGCGTAAGACGATGGCGCTCAATAAAGTAGCCATCATGCGGAGACGAAGCCCAAGGTGAGGGGTAGCACATGAACGGATCAACGCGCTCCCATTCCAACACGATTCGTTCGATTGGAACAAGTCCACTACCCTGCCACTGCAACGACTTGCGTTTGCGGGCAACCGGCCCTTTCAGTATGGCCGTCGGGTAGGTAACAATGTCATCTATAAAAGCGGACATAGCGTCGCGGAAGTGACCTTCCTGCAACTGATCTTCCATCTTCATCGACATCCGATCAACGCGCTTATCAGCTTCGTCTTTCAGATGGCGCATTGCCTCGTCGCGCATCCGTTCCCACTCAGCACGGACTACTTCCTCAGTGGGAGGTTCTCCGGTAGTCTCAACCAACATCTGTACAGCTTGAGTAAGTGCAGCCTCAGCCATACGATTAACGTCTGGGGGTAGATCAGGAATTGGAGTGCTGTCAATAGTCCACGGCTTGTCACTGCCAGAACCCAACAAAGTATCACGAAGCCAGCTTGCTGCTCCACGACACTTGGTGGAAGTCAGCATCATAAAAATCTCAGAGCCGCCCATCTTCTTGATCTGAGTCAAGATGTCCGGATCGTACTCGCCATTGCGTTGACGTAAGCACTGCAGTAGACGTTGCTCGGGAATCTGCTTGGCAGTACGGGCTGCTTGCCATCGGGTTCTTACATGAGCAGCGAGTCCCTGAATGACGGGATTAGTTTGCTGTGCATCGTACTCAGCTTGCTGCTGAGCTTGCTTCTGAGTTTCCAGTTGCGTCGAACTGGATACAGGAATCAGGGCCAAAGCCATCATTAGGCTCCCACGGTTGTTTCCCTACTGTAACAGGTTACCACGATACTACGCAATAGAAAAACCCCCCACACCCGGAACCGGGTGCGAGGGCCAAGTGCCAGAGGATGGTCTGGCAACGAAGGAGATGAAGCAGATGGCATTATATCATGCCGCCCAGCCTGCGGAAGAAACTGGCTGAACTTCCCGTCTAGCACCGGACGACATGGCCGTCGCCCCTGCATTATCTATACCCAGAGCCAGATACTGCAACGCATCCTGATCGTGGCTGAACGCATCTTTCATAGGGGAAGTCTCGTACTCCCCGTTCTGCTTTCGCTTGTACTTGTACCCGCCGTACAGTCCCTGTATCAAGTGCTTGCACCGGGGGTCGATCAGGAACATGGCCTTGCCATCTATTTGCTTAGAAAATAGTTTTTCTACAGCAGCTATCCGTTTCTCTGGAATATTCGTAGGCGCTCGCATGGCAGACATACCCTGCCTTCGGAACACGTCGGCCACCGATTCCTCACTTATCTGGGTTTTGGCCCACCCCGCAGGGTCACCAATTACCAGAACTCTGTTACGTGGAAACCTCTTTGCAAGCAAGGGCTTGACGTATTCTTCTAGAAATTTCTCTAGGCCAATGTTCTCCTCGTACAAGGAGTCCAGCACGTTGACCGCCCCCTTCGGGGTGCGCTGGCCAAACACCGCCGCCGGGGTTCTTCCGAAGTCCATCCCAATCATTATCGGGTAGTTCTCAAACTCTATGGGCAGCAGGGGTTCTTTGGCAACGTGGAAGTCTTTGACAAACGACGTTTCATACACCGCCCGTCCTACCAACGACCGACCGTACTCGCCGTGGACATGCACCCGAATGAAGTCCTCGGACGCCCCATCCATCATGTCCTCGTAGTAGGTAGGCCCGAGCGCATCCAAGTTCTCGGCATGTGGGGACGTGCCGCTGGGCTGTTTGAATATCTCCCAACCGTTTGGCTTCTTCACTTCAAACTGCTCGTACAGCCAAGAATCTTCGGACGGCGGGTTTGTATCCATGATCAACCCAGACCAGTACTGCTTCTCTCCGGGCGGCAGCATGGCCTTTGACGGGTAGCGCGGCATCCGGGTACGGGCTGCAATTATCAGGTCAGGGTGTACTTCGCGGGCTTCATTGACAAACACTCCGGTCACTTCAAGGGACAGCAGTCGGCGTTGGTCATCCGGGGTATCCAATGGGATGAACATGATCTCTGCCCGGATGTCGTCTAGCTCCAAATAGAAGGTCGAGTCCGACTCCTTCCAGTGGCCAACTATCCCATCAGGAAACCACTGAGTCCAAGTTTTGAACGTGGTTTTCTTTAACTGATCTCTTGTGTTACGCACGATGACCCACCGGCTTCTGCGAAAGCCATCCTTGCACTTGGGCATCTCGTAGCACCGGCGCAGTATCTCAAAGCAACACACCGTGGACTTGCCAGAGCCAACCGGCCCCATGATAAGGCGCACCGAAGAGGTAGCCGCCATGAACTTTTCGCCCGTGGGCGTGGTGGTGTAGTCAATCTCGTGCTTGGCTGAGACTTTACTCATCGTCAGGATCGTCAGCAAAAGGTTCGACTTCTTCTGGTACGGCGTACTTTTTCTCTGGTAAAGCTAGAGTTGCTTCTTCTACAGTCTCTTCATCAGAAGACATGCTGGCGCTCTCTATTACTAAAGGAGAAGAGTCTTTAGAAGGCATGTTGATCGTGATGGATACAAGGCCACCGACAACTTCCTTTGCCAAGTTCTTGGCAGCTAGACCGGATAGTTTGTAGTTGGCATCCAACGCATCGAACAAAGTCCTAACAGAGGCAGCGTCATAATCGGCTCTCCACCTTTTCCTACACCCACTTATTAC